AAGAACTGGTAACTATAGTTTTCAGAGTTATATCCTTTAGCTCTGGAATTAACACCGACATTCAAATTTTCAACAAAAATCTTACTACCAATATTGTACGGGAATGCACTAGCGTCACTAAATGTACTGTTCAGATAAAGTCTAACAGTCCTAGTTGATGGGGTGTATGCCAGAGAAGCGATACCAATACCATTTGTATTATCAACAGGAATTATTTCTGGTGATACATTATACATTCCCGTGGAGTTTTGAAGAATAGTAACTTTATTATCTCCAAGACTGTAAGTAAGAGCTAAATCTTCAACAACTTCTCTTGTAAATCCATCAAGAACAACCAAGCTTGGTGCTCTTAGATAATTTCTACCACCAGAGCTAATGCCGATAGACTCGAATGATGTTAGAGATTCTAATTCAAGAATTTCAGGTGGGTTGGCAATAGGTCTTAGAGTTTCGTCAGTAGGATAATCAAATCCAATATTCTGTGAGTTGAAAGTTACCCCTTTAATATTACCGATAGAAGTGCTTTGTGGTTTAAGAATACAACCACCACCATGTGATGTAGTTACCGTTTTGATGCCGGGAATAATATCATAATTACTACCATTATCTAACATTGAGATACGGCTGATCGGACCAAGAGCTGACAACGATGTGGTTTCGTATGTGGTTACTGAATTCTCAATATTGTATGTTTCAACATCAGGTTCTGAAGAAATATTGTAGCTGAACGTAGTTGTTCCAATACCACTGAGTGTATACACACCATCATATCTGGTTTTTTCTACACTAATTTCTTGATGTGAATTTACATCAGTATCAATAAAGATTTCTTTTTTAACATTAGTAATTATATCATTATTAATAGGAACAAATTTGTACCATAAATTTGTTGGAACTTCATCAGATACCAATAGAGTTAGATTTGCGTCTACATCGATACCAGGTCGTCCAGAAGTTGTAACTTCAAAGGTAGTTTTAGTTCCAGACGTGTCATACACATTGGTGTACTCACTATCACTATACAGTCTTAACTCAAAAGCAGAATAACGAACACCACTGACAACAAAGGAGAGTGATGGATCGGAAAGATCAAATTTAAGTTTATTATTTCTCTTTACATATAATGGTGGATTTATCTTAAAAAGAGTGCCATTACCAGTTGATGCAATATCAACAACTTGTGGTCTATCTTTTGATAGTTGGAACTTCTCCTTCACAAATTGAACAGAGTTTTTGTCATATGGATAAACATAGTACAACTGATCATCAGTTAAACCATTAATAGGCGAAGAGCCTTCTCTGTAAAGAACTTTATCACCTTTAATGAAATCATGACCTGTGATAGCCACAGTGTTTTTGACAGTATTGGTTGCAGTAATACTCTCAGAGTCAAATATGATTCTTCTAGAAGAATCGTCATAAGTGACATTTACTATCTTGGTATCAGTTGGTTTGACAGAAATGTATACAGTATCGGCAACCGAAAGACCGTGTGTTCCAGAAGTTGCAACATTGACTGTTGTTCTGGAGATTCTGCCAGTCAATATATTATCTTTATCTGTGATGAAACTGTGGTAATCATCAGTAGGAACAGATGTAAAGTAAAGAAGTCCCGAAGTTGTTCCAACTCCAACAAACTCAGATTCAGTTCCCATACCAATCTTATTGGTAGAAAGACCAATAAAATCTCTACTCACAGGAGCTGTGTAGTAGAAATCATATGTATCTAAATTCTTAAATGCAGTAGTGATTCCATTCCAAACACCAATAGCAGTTCCACCCTGCCTGTTGTAATAAAGTCTATCATTTACATCCAAACCATGATTTGGTAGATAGATCTGTTTAGTAGGAATAAACTTCTGTGTGATCCCTACACCAGGGTTAGAGAAGGTGATAGTGGAACCAACACCTACAGTACCAACACCTACAACTTCTTGTGGATAGAAATAATATTCTTTATTGATCTCTAGAGAATTGGTTGTCTTCAGAGCTCCAACGTTAATGCGGAACTTGCGAGGATCTTCAAAAAGAATTGAACCATTAGTGTGAGCCAGACCACAAGAGATGCCATCATATTCTCTTCTAACTTTAATTCTTCTTGCCCTATTATCGATATTCAGAACTCTAATATTCTCTGTTCCAATACCAAGAATATCATTCTCACGAATGGTTGGGTAGTTTAGATCACCAGACACATAGAAGTATGTGGTAAGTCCTGTAACACTCGTAGAACCAACCCCAAGGGTCAATACAAAGTTATCTGTCCTGATACCAAGTCTGACATTAGTAACTCCAGAATAACCATTAAAAGTTGTAGATAGTCCAGAGATAGTTATGACATCACTAGTGTTGAATGGGATAGACTGAGTAGAGAAACCAATAAATTGATTTAAACTGTAAATGTTTCCAAACTCAATATTATCTAAACTTGTAGTCTCAGAGTTGATATAGTTTACATCAATACCAGATACTCTATCTACACGACCCTGTGCATCAGTTCCACTAGTCCCTTCATCATTAATTAGGATACGATCATTGACCTTGTAAAAATTACCACCGGTAATAATACCAACACTCTCAACAAATCCTTTAGATACACTAACAATATCTAATGATTGATTTTTTTCTTTATCAGAATTAAACACATAATCATAACCACTATTGTCATCATTAGTATGATATGCAATCGTATTTCTAAACCACTCACCATTCTCCAGGTTGTAATCACTTTGATTACTCAATACACCAAAGTTAGTGATATTTGGTTTAGAATAGAATGTATCCCCAATGAAGTATGGGAATATGGGTCTTCTATAGTTTTTAAAAGGACCAGTAGAATCAACACTAAAAGTATTCAGAGTTGAGAAATAACAATATCTACCATTTGGATAATCAGGTGTAACACAGAAACGACCATTGTGAGTATCAAGGTCACCCCTATCTGTAAAAATATAATCCTCAATGAAATATCCCAGAGGGAACAATGATGTTGGTGGTCTATTGGTGGGATTAGTTCTTAATTCATACCCAGAAATCATCTGAGAAATATTACCACCTTGTGGATCAGTAAATCCATAAGGACCATAGATGGGGTTACCATCATAAGCCCAACCAAGAATGGGTGAATGATAAGAACTTGTTTTCTCTATACCACCAGATAATGTAAGATCAGAAATACCATACTGTGTTTCGTTATTACCAGAGATAACATAGGTATTAGATCTCAAAGGTCTCGGTGCATAAAGATGACAATATTCAAGGGAATTGTCATCAATACTCTCACTCACAAAACCATCATCAACACCAATATTATCAAAGTCTCTTTCAAAGAGGTTGATATTCCAGTTTCTGATTACAGCTTGTGCTACACCATACTTACCTGCAGATTCTACTTGAATATTAGTCGATCCACTAACATAACCACTACCACCACTCATAATTTTGACAGAGGTAATTACACCACCCTCAATGATTGGTGTAAGTTTTGCAAATTTGCCTTCACCCGTAATAATAAGATTTGGAGGAGAATTGTACTGAGATCCACCATCATTTACAATAACATCGACAATTCTTGAATTGCTTACAATAGGTGTCAGTTGTGCTTCTTTACCACTGTTGAATGAAATATTTGGTTGTCTATTAAAGTTGATGATCTCTGATGATCCATAAGCCACACCATTGTCTGTAAGATCAACAGATTGGATTGATCCTCTAAAGAGAGGTTGAACTTTGCACTGAAAGTTTTGACCTGAAACTGTATTAACACCAACAATGCCATCAAGTTTAACTTCAATAGGAAGATAATTAAAACTACCATTACCGATATTGGAGATATTAACCAATATATTTCTATCATAGAAATACTTCTTATCAGTTGTACCAGTACCTACCAAAGACAGAGAGAAGTTATTGTCATCTACCCTATTAACATAGTAGCTCTCTACAGTAGAAAGTCCAACGATACCATTAGTTGTGGTGGAGTACTTAATAATCTCACCAGACTTATAACCATGGTTAGGAATATTGAAACGATTACTTGCTGTGTTAATTCCTGTTACTGGAATATGTCTTCTATTGTTTTTATAACCTTTACCAGGATTTGTGATAAAGATATCAGCTACAATCTTTCTACTACCAACAGCCGTGATAGCCTGAACCCCTGTTCCAAAACTAGTAATATTGACTGTATTGATGCCAACTCTCGCATCATCTTCTGAAGTATGGAGTTTGATAGTAGAAGTATCTACCAATTCAACATAATAGAAAGCATTGGTAGAGAGACCAGCAATTGGATTGCCATCTTTGGCATCATAGAATACCTTATCCGCAAGATTGAGTTTGTGGAATGTTGAGAATCCAATAGTGTCATCTCCAATATCAATTCTTCTTGCAGAAAGTTCTGAGTTAAAATTGAGTGTATGTTGAATACTTGTCATATTCACTTCAGCAATAGCTTCCTCTGTGGGACTACCGCCAGTGATAGTTACTGTAGGAACATCTAGATAGCCAAAACCGCGGTCGATTAGGTTTAGACCTACTAGCTCTCCTTCGATTGATACAGTTCCTTCTGCACCACTACCATAGTCATCAACAATACTCAACACAGGAGGATTGATGATATCATAATCTTCACCAGGATTAGTGATTTCAAGAGATCTGAGATCACCATACTTTAGACCTTCTCCAGATTTGTAGTTAAGGATCTCAACACCATTAATAAGGATACCACTATAACCAGGTTCAGTTAGATAGTTACCAGATTTATTATTGGTTGTAAGAACCTCTCTAATAATATTCTGTGGAGAAAGTTTTTTATTATAGAAATCATAATAGATAAACTCATTATCTACTACAGTACCAGACAGAGATACAAACTTATTGGAAAAAATATCTGCTCTAGATCTTGCAAGTTTGATACTTGTAGAGTTGACTCTCTTCACATAATAAACATTAGCATCTACATCTTCAAATTTACTCTCTACTTCACTTGTAACTGTGATTCCATCAGGGCTAATTGTTGTTGATTTAATTACACCTGGTTTGTAGAAGATGGCGTCACCATTTAAAAAACCATGATCCTGATTTGTGGTGAGAATAAGAGTTTCAAAATCATCAGAAGAACCGGAGAATGTGATCTTTTTATCATAAGGATCAGTGAAAATGTTTGAGTAGTTAGGAAGTGAGTTTGATGCAACTGCTACATCACCATTAAACTTCTGATATACATTCTGTACATTAGCAACAAAGTTGTTCAGAGTAGAATACTTACCAGAGTTTCCTTTGAGGAGTTGGTTCTCAACTTTGACATACGCAATACTGCCAATGTTTGCTGCCAGTTTTGCAAGAAAGGTATTCGCAGATGAAGATCTGATTACAATTCCAGGGAGCTGCAATCCACTATTACTTGTTAGTGTAATCTGATATCCAGGTCTTAAAAAGTGACTATCAAATAAAGTGATGAAATATGATTTCTCCAATTCATCAACCAGATCAATATCTTCAATATTCCATTCGGTTTTAACATTAGAATACCAATTCTGAGATCTTTCATCACCTCTTTCAATACCAAGAGTTTGAATATTGATAGTATCATCTTTGTTATAAAAGTATGAATCTTGATTCAGTTTAAACTCTTTAAGAGTGGAAGTAATACGAACCTGGATCTGATTACTAGTATCAAATCCAACGTATGCATATGAGTAATCATCTAAACGAATATCTTCTTTAGAAGAGAAAGTATCATAAACTCCACTTACATTGAAGAACTGGTTGATACTCTTTCCAGTGTATGCAATAGCAACTACATCACCTACATTATCCTTGAGGATTAGGTTTCCAGTATCTGGAAAACCAATAGTTGAATCAACATCAAGAATAGTTGCGCCAACACTTACATTGTTCAGAAGTTTTGTTTTGGGATTAACTTTGAACTCACCAAAGATAGAACCACTAACACTGATATCCCTAGCATATCCAGAGTCAATACTTATTTGATAATATTGTTTGTCACCATAATTGATTGGTTTAACATCAGATACAGAACCTCTAGAGTTTGTGGAATCCTGAAAGAGAGTGAGGTTTTTAAGTTCTAGTGGATCACCTGATACCTGTTCTACAACAAAGTCTTTCTCTACTTTGTAATCTGCATCAGAAGGTCTGAATAGAAATTCACTTGGTTTAATGATCTCTACTTCTTCTCCATACAAAGCTCTGAAGAGAATCTTAAATGACTGGTCTGTTCCTTTTGATTTATAGAAACTATCTACATTGTATAGAAAGTTTCTCTGATCCAAATCAGAGAAGAACTGTCTATCATTAAATCCAGGTGCAATTTGATTCTTTAACTTGCCAAAGAACTCCTGAAGGAAAATAACATTCAGGTTTTGGATGACTGAGTTGTCTGTGTGTTCTGTAGCTTCTGTTTGATTAAATGTCAGTTGGTCTGGTTGATTACCAGAGACATATGTTGTAATACCACTAAAACCTCTGGTACAGTTGATAAAGGAATTATTACTAATCGATTCGTAGTGAATGATTTCCTGGTCAATCTTAATGAGACCATTAGTTTCTGGAAACCCTTCTGCAAAGTTTGTGAGGGATGATGTGGGGATTGTTGTGGCAGTAAAATCTAAATCACCATTCAGTTGGGTAGAAGTCTTAAGGGAGAATAATTGATCAACCTTAATATACTTGTCAATATTTTGAACCAAATCAAAAGTACCACCTTGATACTCTTGTGACTTATAATATTGCTTTATAAATTCTGGAAGAAGAGGAAAGTCTTCCAAAACATAACTAGGAAATTGACTCTCAACAATATCCTGGAACTGAACTTTATCTACTGCCATTTTCTGATATTAGTAGGAATATGATGAGGATGAACTAGATGATGAGGATGAACTAGACGACGACGATGATGTCGAACTAGTTGATGATGATGTTGAACTAGTTGGTGAAGTGTAATTTGATGTTGCAGAAACTCTAGAAGAAATTGATGTTGATCCAGAGTCATCAGAATCAGTAGATGTAGAAGAAGAAACTATTGGAGTTCTTCTTACCAAGTTATTTGCGTAGCTTGAGGATACGAGATAGTTTGTTCCAGAAACATCACTTCCTGTTGCAATTCTATCTGTTACCATATTTACCTTCATATTGAATGGGTCTAATTGGAGATACAGATCTTGTAATCCAATAACATCATTTGAATAAGGTGTTGCTGAGATCTCAACCAGGTTAGTTCCACGATATACATCAGTAGAAATAATATTGATTGGGTTGAGCTTAATCTCACCCTTCAAGTAATCAATAGTTCCAATAGATCTTCTTAAGACCACTGGTTCAGTAGGAGAGTTGAGTTTAAACAAGAAGACAGTTCCTGTTTTCAAATCAAAATCGGGGTTGTCTCCAAGATACACAGTATCGGATATACCACTAATTTTAAATCCTGAGGAACGAATATTATATCCAATAGATCCGTTGTGTGTACCGTGTCCATGATTCAGAATCTGAAAACGATTACCAAAACAAATTTCATATTCAGTAAATACATTCATTGTAGCCTGAAGATCTCTTCTAATATCTACAGTTGTGATATTGGAAGTAATAGATTCATGACTTTCGTCAATGATTTTTTGAAATTTACTATACTTAAACCTTGCCCCAAACTTATTTAACTCAGTAGAATTAGCGTATATATTGGAGTTTTGTGTTACTAGACTTGAAACAAAACTACTGTTGGGTGCTCTATTTGAGTTGTAATAAACATTAGAGTTTGTTTCAACATAAAGATACTTAAGATCAATAATCTCAGTGACAATACCTGCTACAGAATACTTATTGATTTGTCTCTTAATATTTTCTTTAATTGTGCTTGAAAGGAATACGCCATTAGTTGGCTTGATGCTCACAAATACCTTACCATATTGTGGAGGTGTGAGTTCTTCACCACCAAAAGCAGAAACAGATTCAGTCTCAGGATAGATGGTAGGAACAATTGCCTCAAAGTCACCAGCAGTAACTGCACGATTCTGTGATGAATAGATTTGTGTGGAATACTTCTTAATTGATTCTACACTTTCAATACTACTACCACCATAAGATGGTTCGTTAACAGTAATTAATGATACACCACTTGTGATTGCATTATTATTATTATCTCTAAGTGTTCCTGCATACCTCATTAAGGATATGCCATTGCCACTATCACCATTACACTTAATGTAATTGATTTCAATATAATTTGGTTCTTGCAATTCCACACCAAATGTTCCATCACCAAACATCACTTCATATCTTTCAGATTCAATCTCTTGAAGGAAGTATATGGGTGAAGATGGTCCTACTTCAAACAAACTATCAAACTGTTTAAAAGTTCTAGTGACAGTTGAGGACTCTGATTCTCTTACACTTACACGAATTAAAGAAGTATCAATTCCATCATTAGGTAAAATAAA